TTCTGGTGGTGCAGCAATCGTAACTACTGCTGGTACGTTGACGGGTCTTACATATGTGACTACATCCAATCCAAGACTAACTATCTCGAGTGGTAGTGGTTCTGCTGCAGCAGTAGCAGTAACTTTGAATAGAGGATTTGTTAAACAATATGATTCTCTATACAATGTTGGTAAGATTTTAGTAAATTCAGGTTCGTTCACTGCTGCTGATATTATTGGTAACGGTACATCTTATGCTGAAATTACTGAAATTGAGAACAAGCAACTTAATGTCCTTGAAACCAATATCGGTTCCATTGATCATACTCCTGCAACCATTGCTTGGTCGGTCGCACCAACTGCAACTGGTGCAGGTGCGGGCGGAACTACGTTTGCGGGAATCAATTTTGGGCAGGAGTATGAGTTATCATATGAAGCACAAATCTATTCGTACTCAAATGAACAGGCAAATTTGGGTGGGGATAAATCTCTGACAGTTAGAGCAGGTATGATAACACAAACATCAACTGTTTCGCCTGTAATCGATACTAGAAAATGTTCTATAATCGCAATTGCCAATGATGTAAATAATGATACTACCGATGAAGATGGAAACAACGGTTCCGCTGCTTCTAAGTATATCTCTCGTAGAGTTGTTCTTGATGACGGGCAAGATGCAGAAGATCTAAAGGTATATTTGAGTAATCAGATTCCAGCAGGTTGCGACGTTAAAGTATATGGAAAATTCCAAGAAGCAACAGATCCCTCAAACTTTGATGATCTTGCTTGGATTGAATTGGAGGCAGTAAATCCACCGCTTAACAACACAGCAAAATCTGGTTATGTTGAATATCAGTATGTCATACCTACAGCAAATAAAAATGCTGGAGTTCTTGAATACACAGTAGGAAGTGCTACGTACAGCGGATATAAAAGTTTCGCAGTAAAGGTTATTCCTCTTTCAACAAATACTTCTGTTGTTCCTCGTGTGAGAGAACTAAGAGCGATTGCATTACAGGTATAACATGACAAGAATTAAACTAACCGATACATCTAAGTATGAACGTGATGGTCATTCGAAGGCAATACTTTCGAATGATCTGCCTGCTCTAGCGGCATACAAGTCTCGTAAACAACACATGAAACAAATTGAATCATATGGAGACGATATAAATAATCTTAAGAATGAAATGATTGAGATTAAAAACCTACTAACACAAATACTACAGAAATAAGGATAAAAAGCATGAGCACACTTACCCTTAGATCTGTAAAGGGGACTCCGCTGACAAATACTGAAGTTGATACTAACTTCAGCAATTTGAATACAGATAAGTATGAATCTGGCGCTAGTCCTTCTTTTGCAGATTTAACACTTACAGGATCCCTGACCAAATCGGTTGCAGGCACAGTTACAGCAGCAGGAACCACTCAAGGTGATGCTACTGCGCTGACAAAAACTGTCAACATGATCACAACAGCAACAGCAAATCAGGGTGTAAAACTCCCGACTGCTGCCGCTGGATTGACCATCAAGGTTATCAATACCACAGCAGTTACCATTAAGGTGTATCCAAATACTTCAGATGTTATTGACGGTGGAACTGTCAACGTTGGTGTTAATCTATCACCATATTCATCTGTTGAATTGGTTGCACAAGATGCCGTAGATTGGTATCGCGTAACTAATTTAATTGTATATGACTCGAGTGGTAACAGGTTAAACTAAAATGAACCCTCTAAAGGTCAAGGCAACAGGTTCCCCAATCACTTCTGCAAACATCAGCGGTTTGCAGACCATGACCGACGCAGAGGTAAAAAATTATATTGCCAATGTTATCACAGAAAAGTTTGCTTCAGTAACAGATGGTACTGGTACTGCTGAAATTAACATTACTACAAACGACAGTGGGTCTGGTACTTCAATCGGAACATTCGTCGATACGACAAGAACCGAATCTATCGGAACACATCCTGCTACTGGTGCAGTCTCTACAACAACATACACTGCTAAGCAGGTTACTGCTGCTGCGGTGGAAAGTATTACCAACAGACCATTAGCATGGGATTCTCGTCTAGAAGAAATGGTAGATGGTGACATTGATAGCACAATGGATCTCTGCGTTGAGGCGATGGTCGCAGAATCAACATATACTGCTGGGCAATATAAACTCCAAGCAACTGCACCATCGGGCGGAACTTGGGTTTCGCGGTATACATTAACAGATACAGCGCAAGGTGGAAACACTGTAACATATCTGTGGCAGAAAACAGTTGCATCTTCATCACCAACAGCGGATCTTACACCACTAAGAGCGTTTAATGGTGGTAACTGCAAGCAGATGACTGAGGCAGAAATCGAGCAGATGCTTCCAGTCTTTAGAAATAGAATTATTGAAACAGGTATCGGAACTTATAAAATCCAATCAGATGCGCCTAGTGGCGGCACTTGGGTTCAAACAGGTAACACATTCACGGATACTCGCGAAGAAGTAACGCCACAGAATTATGCAGGAAACTTTACTGGAAATTTCACTGGTAACTTTTCTGGGAATTATGTCGGTACAGCAAACTACTCAGGTTCTAGAACATATTCTGGAAACTATCTTGGCGGTGGAACTTTTTCTGGAACTTATTCTGGTTCTAGAACTTATTCTGGTAACTATCTAGGTGCTGGAAACTTTTCTGGCAATTATTCTGGTTCAAGAACTTATTCTGGTAACTATCTAGGTACTGGAAACTTTACTGGTCCACAAAACTACTCAGGTAGTAGAACCTATTCTGGTAACTACTTAGGCACTGGAAACTTTGCTGGCGGGGTAAACTACTCTGGTAATAGAACTTATTCTGGCACTTACTTGGGAACTGGAAACTTTTCTGGCGCACAGAACTACTCTGGTTCTAGAAACTATGCTGGTGCCTACTTAGGCACTGGAAACTTTGCTGGAACAATATCGTATTCCGGATCTAGAAACTATGCTGCCAACTATCTTTCACCACCATCAACTTATGGTGGAGTATATGCTGGTTCGAGAAACTATGCAGGATTTTATGCAGGTCCAGGCACAAATTATTCTGGATTCTTTATGGCAGAAACTTATTCAGGAGGTCCATATTCTGGACCAATTGGATACTCTGGTACACCATACACAATATATCAACCAACACCAAGTAGTCTAGATACAGTAGTTTATTTTGTGACGCCATACTTTAGTGGTCCAGGAGGATTCTACTCAGGTCCAGGATTCCAGGCAACACAATTTATTCCTGGTGTCGGAAATTTTCCTGTATTCTATTCAGGCGGAGAATTCGCTGGTCCTGGTCCTGGATACTCAGGTTCCAGAAATTATACTCCAACTTTTCCAATTGCTGGATATTTGGGATTTTATTCAGGTCCAGGTATAAACTACTCTGGTTCTAGAAACTATACTGGTAACTATGCAGGTTCTGGAAACTTTGCTGGACCACAGAACTATTCTGGGGACAGAAACTATTCTGGTAACTACTTAGGTTCTGGTGGAAACTTTGCTGGACCGCAGAATTACTCTGGTTCAAGAAACTATTCTGGTAACTATCTAGGTACTGCAAACTTTACTGGACCACAGAACTATTCTGGGGACAGAAACTATTCTGGTAACTATCTAGGTACTGCAAACTTTACTGGACCGCAGAATTACTCTGGATCTAGACCATATTCTGGTAACTATCTTGGAACTTATGGCGGAGCAGCAAATTATTCTGGATCTAGAAACTATACTGGTAACTACGTAGGAAATTATGGTGGAGCAGTAAATTATTCTGGTTCTAGAAATTACTCAGGCCTATATAATGGACCAGCAAATTATTCAGGCAATTACTCAAGCGCATTCTCGGGTAATTTTAGTGGATCATTTTCTGGGGCAACAATACAAGCAACTAAAGAAACAGTGTCATCTGTTAAGTTATGGATAAGGACGGCATAAAACATGGTTTTAAGAAATAAATCTTCGGCGACCCCTGTTTCTGCTGTAAACTGGCAGGGTCTACAACAGATGTCAGTTGATGAAGTAAAGAATTACATTGCACAAACTCTGACAGTTTCCTTTGGTGCAAACTCAGATGGTACTGGCACTGCTGAAATTAACATTACCACAAACGACAGTGGGTCTGGTACTTCAATCGGAACATTTGCTGACACAGATCGCCAAGAAGCAACAGGAACTCACCCAGCAACTGGTGCAGTTGACACTGTTACATACACTGCCAAACAAGTTACTGCTGCTGCGGCAGAAAGCATTACCAATCGTCCGTTGAAATATGACGATGGTATCAAAGAAATGACTGATGGTCAAATTGATAGTGAAATCTTAGATTATGCAATCAATGCGATGATCACTGAGACCACATATACTGCAGGTCAATATAAACTACAACCAACTGCTCCATCAGGTGGTACATGGGTTGCTCGATACACATTAACTGATGTTGCCAATGGCGGAAACACCGTAACATATCTATGGCAAAAAACTGCTGCAACTACACTGTCAGACTCCAATCTTAAACCATTAAAACTAATTGATACCAAAGATGTCAAAGAAATGTCATCTTCTGAAATCCTACAGATGCTTCCAAGTTTTAGAAACAGAATCATTGACACAGGAATTGGCACATATAAGGTTCAATCTTCAGCACCAGTGAGTGGTACTTGGGTTGCGATGGGCGATGAGTTTGCTGACACCAGAGAGCAAGTAACACCACAGAACTATCTGGGTAACTTCTCTGGTAACTACCTTGGCACCTTCTCAGGTTCAAGAAACTATACTGCAGCATATGCTGGAACATATTCTGGATCATTCGCAAACAACTTTAGTGGTGGTTATGTTGGACCAGCAAACTATTCCGGAGCATATTCTGGAGCATTCGCAAACAACTTTAGTGGTGGTTATGTTGGACCAGCAAACTATTCTGGATCTTACTCACAGGGGTTCAGTGGAAACTATGTCGGTAACTATGTTGGACCAAAAAACTATTCTGGATCTTACTCGCAGGGTTTCAGTGGAAACTATGTAGGAAATTATGCTGGTTCTAGGAACTACGCAGGCAACTATGCAGGTAACTATCTCGGAACATACTCAAGCAACTTTACGGGTAACTATACACGAAACTTCACTGGAACATATACTCCATTCTTTGGTGGTTTCCTTGGTCCTACAGGATACTCTGGTAACTATCTAGGAACTTTCTCTGGTAACTATCTGGGCAACTTCTCTGGTAACTATCTCGGTACCTACTCTGGTTCTAGAAACTATGCAGGTAACTATGCTGGAACATATCTCGGAACATACACAGGATTCTTCACAGGAAACTATCTCGGAACTTCAACATATACTGGAACATATTCGGGTAATTATACTGGATTCTTTACAGGAAACTATCTCGGAACTTCAACATATACTGGTACTTATACTGGATTCTTTACAGGGTTTTATACTGGGTTCTTTGCAGGAACTGCAACATATACTGGTACATACACTGGGTACTTCACAGGAAACTACACTGGATATTATTCAGGTTCTAGAAACTATGCGGGTAACTATGCCAGTAACTTTAGTGGAACGTATTCAAGCAACTTCTCTGGCGCAACAGTAATTGCGACCAAAGAAACTGTATCGACGATAAAACTTTGGGTTCGCACTGTATAAAACCCTTGACTTTTTTGGTAAAATAGCGTATATATAATATTGAGAAATTATTTTTTTAATGGAGATTTGAATGACTAGTACACGCACTATTGAAAATCCTTACTGGGCGAACAAAGAAAAACAACATGTGATTGCAGAGTTCGTTTATTCTGACACGGGTAAACGAGCAACTGCATCAATCATGAACGATGGTACTAATCGAGATTATGATGAATTGATGCAGAAGTATAGCATCGAGCAGATTGATGCGAATACCAAGAAACGGTTTGATGACCGCAATCAACATATCAAGCATAACATTGAACGCCAGAAGGTTGACAAGACTCGTATGCAGCAAGAGCAACTGTTCGCTGCTAAACTGGATGCATTCGAGATCGATCTAATTAAATCCTCGAAGAATCGTGACTTGAAGTCCAAGATTCGTAAAGCAAAGAACATCATGGAAGTTACTGCGTACACGGTAATTCTTCTACAACAGGAAGAAGCAAATACTGCTATCGTACGAGAAGCAGTTGATGCAGAATAATGGTTTTCTCTACGTAGCAACAGTAAGAAAAGGTTACTATAGAGCGGCGAGAAATTCCGCTATATCTCTGCGCGATTTCTATCCTGATGCAAAAATAACATTCTTCACGCATGAGGAATGGGTTCAACCAGATGATTATGAAATCTTCGACACAGTTGTAACTGAGAATGTCCCAAGAGATAAACGAGCGAAACTTTGGGCGCTTGATCAAACTCCATATGATTTAACAACCTACATGGATTGTGACATGGAAGTTGAGCATGAAGACATCCAAAAGATCTTTGATCAAATCCCAGATGACATTGATGTCATCTTTACTGCTAATCGCCCGTATAACGCAGCACTGACTAAGTTATCTGACACGGAAGAAATGACTGAGCACTGTGGATTGTTCGTTTATCGAAACAATGAACAAACATTAAAACTAATGCGTGCATGGTATGACGAGTATTGGGAACAGAATAAACCAGGATGGGATCGCAAACATTATCCTAAATCTGCATTGCAGTGGGATACATTCACAATGTGGAGACTCCTAAATCATTTTGACTTTGGTGTCAAAACTGCCAGATTCCCTGATCCAGATGCCAGATGGAACTTTGTTTCCGGATATAAACAAGAAGAATTGCAGGGTCAACCAGTAGTGATTTATCATTATACAATTCCACATTCTTTATTAGATTAACAGGACACACATGCTACAATTTACAAATTCAGTTTCTAAAGAACTAAGTGATATTTTAGATCCATTCACAGAATGGTTTTTCGCCCAAAATGATCAACATCTCGTACTGGGTCCACAAGAGCAGCAAGAAAAGCGTCGCGGTGGATTGAATATGGAAACTGCTACTGATGAACAATATTTAAATCATATTGTCAATAAGCGCGATAAGCATGTTGGTTTCCCTGATGTTGCATGGTGCACTGATATGTCTCAGGCACATGGACAACCATGGTTCCCTTTTGAATATGGTAGAAGGCAGCAAGAAACAAATAAAGAATTGATCAGTTATCTTGGCGCAAGAAACAATGCGGTGTTTACTTACTATCCTGAAAATGGTTTTATGGGATGGCACACCAACTGGAACGCATCAGGATATAATATTCTGATTACTTACAATACAGAAGAAAATGGTGGATACTTCCGCTACTTGGATCCTGTTACAAAAGAAATCGTAACTATGGTTGATCCAAAGGGATGGTCATGTAAGGTTGGACACTTTGGTGATCGTAGCGATCCAAATAAAATTGTATACCACTGCTGCGGCAATTCTGCCAAGAGACTGACTTTAGGATATGTTGTGCCGCATCTTGAAATTTGGCGCTCAATGATCGAAGATATCAGCGGTGAGGATGCTTCTCACTTTTCTTGACCTTTTCGCGCTCTTTATGTTTTGCCAGTAGTTCTTCGAGAACAACTAAATTTTCGTGCATCTTTTCCATATCATCTAACATTTTTGGAACTGCAACAGATGCCTGCTGTATAATTGCGAACTCGTAGTTTGTGTGTAAAGGGTTGGTAGCAGATTTTATTCTTCGCTGCTTCAAGAAACTTTTAATTTTACTCACCAACGAGGGTTTTCTTGCCTCGACCATATTCAACTTACTGCCTTTCTGGTCTGTTGCTTGTTGTCTTGCCTTTAAAATTTGTTCTTCTTTTATTTTTGCCGCTGCAGCATTTTCTCTGGCAAGTTTTTCGTTTTCTTCTTTGAGAATCTGTAGTTCTTCAACTAGTTTCGGATCTGTAACATGAACAGTTTCTATAACTGTTTCGATTACCTTCTCAATTACGACAGGTGGATTTTCTAAAATATCTTTTGCTTTAGCAATTGTTTCTGCTGCTACTTTTGACTCTTCTTCTATTGCAAGTTTTTGTCTCTGCAATTCTCCATGTTTTTCTTGCGCAATTTTTTCTCTATCAAGTTCTTCTTGAGAGGGTTCAATAATCTCAACTTCGATAATTTCTTCTTGAAAGTTTCCTTCGATCCAATCTTCCACAATCACTTCTTCGGGTGGAGGTGGTAATGATACTAAGGGTTCTGGAATATAATCTTGTGGTGGTGGTGCGACGACTCTTGCTCTTGCCATATTATTTCTTCCCTATTACCATGAAGCGATCGAAGTTTACTTTACCATCCCAAGACCAGTAAGACTGTTCGATCTGTCCCTCGTAGAAAACATCAGTAACTCCAACATTCTCAACATGCTCTTCGATCGATGGAACACAATTAATACCCCACATCTCTCTAAAAACATTTGACGACTGACAGGCAAAGATACAATCCTTGTTTGCGGTCGTCATTTTATTTAGCGGATACATTGCCTCGCAACCAATAGAAACTACCACATCAGTTTCTAGTGCATTGATGTCATGATATGCGAATGGAACATCCCAGTTGATATGATTTAATTCAATACCCTTCTCAGAATAATACCGATTGAACACCATTGATAATTCCAATGCGTCTTTATCAATATCGATCAAGTTAATTTTCTTGACATTTAAATTTTCACACAGTAATGGAACAAGTGGAAATCCTAACCAAGAATTTAGAATTGTAATGTCTAATTCTTCTGGAACATCTTTCATCTCCAATAGTTTTTCGACTAACCAAATGGCAGCATCCATAGTATTCGGATTCATGGACTTGCGGAAGTCCTCGTGTTTCCATGGCATCTCGTTGGCAATCTTATCAAGTCCCTCGCCCCAATAGCGATAGTTGTTCAAGTAATTATAATTTAACATCTTGTGGTCTTTCCATTGAATCGTATAAACAAACGAGTGGTTCAGGTCTGAGAACATGTTCTCTTACATCAATCGGCCAAACATATCCATAGTTATAACTATACACCCAGTTATCTGGAAAATGTCCGATCTTCAAAAGACGTTCTCTTTGGTGACCGAATAGATTATCTAACCCACGATAATAAAAAAACATTTGATCAGGATAATCTCTTACGAACTTAGTAATTTTGTTTACATCTAATTTATCGTTCCATCTAAGAACGCTTGAATTTAGATCCGTGTATCTAAACGGAATTTCTTTTGTATCCTCTTTCATTTGCTTCATGTTATGCCAACGAGTTCGAATGAAAGTTAATGTATCTTCTGGATTATATTCAACAATACAATCAATATTGTGTTGGATACCTATGTCTAAGTCTAGGAAAAGTTTTTCTCCCATCTGCCGCACGACATTTTTGTCGAACAAGTGGAGTTTATTCCACCATTTTTCATAATAATTATCTTCAGGAATGGGAATAACTATGACCTCTGGATCTAAATCTCCAGGGTGTTCTGTGATACAATAAAATTTAAATTCGTGAGTTATGTGCTCTCTACACATTTCCAGAATACGATTTACGTATTCTGGTCCATATTTGAAACCCCACTTCACTGTGTAAATATTAATCATCAAATATTCCAATGCTCTAAAAGATCAGGATCAACTAACGATTCCTGTTTCACTTTGCCTCTACGATCATCTTGGAACGGCAGTAAATCCACATTAAACACGCAGAGAATGCAGTCTTTTCTATATATACCCACAGTAAGGTCGCCTGAATCCCAGTCGCGTCCTCGATTATATGAGTAAGCAAACGTATTTGGAAAATGTTTCCATAGAGGAGTATTGCTAAAGTCGCCCCATCGCCAACTGTGGTAGTTGTCGGTTCCATCTGTAAACGTAAACCAAATACGCTCTTGGTTTTCGAGAACGTCCTGCCAGATACACTCCGTCTGATCATCCGACCACACCATGCAACTACCATTGGTATACGCACCATGAGAAAGTTTGAAGTTGCGCGATTTCATCGGTCGCGGATCTTGCCACCATGATCGTAACTTGGTGGGATTCTCTAGGTCATAAGTGATGATTGGCGACAAATCATTTTGTATGATAACATCAAGGTCGAAAAAGACAAATCTTCCAGTGGGTTTATCGTCTGCGAAGTTGTGTGTATTGAAGATGAACGTCTTTGGTCTGTCCCAACAACGTGCCATGCCGTATTTAAAATCCTCAGACCCAAACCAGTATTTCGGATGGATGTCGGGAATGTCTGGGAAGTCTATTACTTTAATCTCGGCATCAAATCCTTCGCTGTTATCCGTATAGCAATAGAAATGAAACTCAAAATTATCTGGAGTATGCTTCTTTGCCATTCGATAAAGACGGTTGACAAACTCAGAAGAATACTTTGTTCCCCATTTACAGCAAACGTAATTAACTCTCATTGCCACAACCTAATAATATTTTCATCAGTGCATTCCATTAATTTAATTTGTGCCTTTGCACTCGGATGCGGAACATTGTCTGTGTTGAACAAACATACCTTAGCATCTTTACGAAACTTAAACCATTCCACATCATCTGGGTGATGCTTTCCACGATTCCAAGAATAGATCCATCCACCTGGAATATCTTTCCAGAAATCTCTCTGTCTCCAGTAATGGTAATTGTCGCTTCCTTTAAAAAAGGTTTTGAATACAGATTGAGAATTCTGCATAACATCTTTATAGATGTGCTCACAAGAAACATTAGGCCATAACATCATGCTCGAATTATAGAACGTGCCTCGAGTATCTAAAAACAATCTATAATTCGAGCATGATGTTATGGCCTAAT